GTTAAATCTATGGCTATGTATATAGCTTTAGCTCAGCAGGGAGAATTTACAATGTTGCGTAGATATATTCCTGCTTTACGATCAACTACAGATGCTACCGAACAGTTGAAAATTGTAACGGAGTTTACTGCTGCAGGGTTCAAGCTTGCCGAAGAACGAGCGAAGACAACTTCAGGTAGTTTGCGACAAATGTGGAACGCCATTGGCGACGTAGCCGAGGTAATAGGTAAAGCTCTTTTACCAGGAATACAAAATACTGCTATAGCTATCAAGGAATGGGCAGAAAAGAATCAAGCAAGGATTAGTAAATGGGCTGAAATTGTAGCAGAAAAAATTGGAATGGTTATCAATAAAATCTGGGATTTGATAAAAGTACTGACTACCGATTTTTCAAAAGGTATGGGTATTGTAAAAGATATTGTAGTAAAATTTGGAGAAGCACTTGTTGATTCTTTTGTAATTCTTGGAATAGCTGCGGGTAAAGCATTTTGGAGAGGAATTGTAGAACCTAAAGTCCGTCGAGCGGATATTCTTCAAAGCTATGAGAAATTATTTGGGGATGTGGAAAGAAGGCAGATAGAAAAGGCTTTGTGGGAAGATCCTAAAATGACAGGTGAGCAGTACGACCCTAAAAAATGGGAGCAAGCAAGACTTGCAGCAACAGGCGATATCATAACAAAAATAAAAGAAGAAGTTAACGTTGTAGACCAGTTAAAAGCAGCATGGGAAGGTGTTGGTATAGCCATGTCGGAAGCGATTCCCTTTCAGTGGGGAGGCGTGCCAGAAGGCATTCCAAGTGTATTTGGAACTCCATCAGATAGAGCAGAAATGGATCGAAGTGCTGCTGCGGCTACCCAGAGACATTTAGAAGGACCGGGTAGGCAGCCTGAACAAACCGAAGAAGAACGTTGGCAAGCACAACTTGAAGCTTATGAGACTCAATTAGGTTTCTTAGAAGATATTCAAGCATCTGAACAACATAGAGCAGAGGCCAATTCAACTTATGCTAATGAGGAATTGGCGAAATGGGATAGACAACGTGAGTTAGGTGACATAACTTTAGACGAGCAAATTGAAAACATTGAAGCACTGATGGAAGTCAAGCGTGATACGTGGGACGAAGAAGGTAATGCGATGACAAAACTTCGCAAAAATCTCGAAGACCTGCACAAAATAAATATTAAAGGCTGGGACGCAGCGGGCAAGGCATTAGGTGAATGGGCAAAAGATGCCATGAATTGGGGTAAGAAATTAGGTGAGATATTTACTTCTATGATAGACGGTGTATCTCAAAATATTGCCAGTGCTATTGTCGATGGAGAGGCAAACTTTAGAGATTTCTTCAAGTCGATTCTCAAACAAATAATTGCCACAATTATTAGCTTAACAATCGCTGCCGCTCTTATGACAATCATCGACCCGTCTGCACCGGCCAGAGCACAAGCTCAAACTATTGGAATGATTTCAGCAATGGGTTCGGCGGGCGCTGCTGCGATGGGTAATTTACCCGGCAAACAAACTGGTGGGTATATTGAAAAGACTGGTTTGTATAAAATGCACGAAGGCGAAAAGGTTCTTACGAAGTCACAACAAACAGCCCCAGATGCAAGAGGCGAGCCTATTAGAATAGAGCTAATCAATGCTCAAGGAACACCACTTACTCTTGAAGAAGAAGAAGCTGTGGAAAATGGAGTGGCAAGGATTATGATTAAGAAAGCCGCAACTGATGGCCCAACAAGAATGGCCTTTAATTTAATATAAGGAGTAAGTAATGAATACGTGGCCCGTGGGATTAAGTAGAGGGCCGGGCATAAATTGGACAGAAATAGATTCTAAGAGTGCAGTTAAGATCGCCAACGCTGCCAGTGGATTGCCTGTAATTAACGAACTATTTACCTTCGATCCAAGAACATGGATGGGCGTGTTTAATTTAGTGAGCCAGGCTGATAAGGAAACAATCAATACGTTTTATCAAGACAACAAAGGAGTTCCATTTAATTGGCTAAATCCGCAAGATACTTTGACTTACCAGGTTATTTTTATGTCCCCCCCCAAAAATGTTTTAGATAAAATTTCAACAAGGTGGAGAATCAGTTTCACCTTCAAACAATATAGTTCAACCGTAGTTTAGCTTTAATAAAGGAATTTAATCATGGCTTCAAATTTAGCCTTATATGCAGAAAATAAAATGTTGGAATTACTTGTCGGCAAGACACCGTTTGCGACACCTACAGCTTATATCGGTTTATTCACTGTAATACCTGATGAAGATGGTGCAGGGGGTACAGAGGTCTCCGCAGGGAACTATGTTCGTAAAAGTACGGCTGGCGGTGACTGGGAAGCTGCTGCTGCCGGTGCGATTCAAAATGCAAACGACATTACCTTTATCGAATGTGCCGGTGCTAACTGGGGTGAAATCGTAGGTATTGGAATATGGGATGCTGAATCTGGTGGCAATATGATATTCTGGTTGCCTGTTGGGGCAAGCAAAACTATTGATGTTGGTGATACATTCAGACTCGAAGCCGGTGACGTCGATATAACCGCAGCATAAGATTGAAGGAGAACTATTATGGCAAGTGGTGATACACTACTTACATTCACTCCACAGTGTAATGAACCTCCTGCGGCAAATTTTGCAACGCTCGATTTACGTAACGGTCATCCGGTTTTAGATTTTGACCCCACGACGAATGAGTCTGCAATTTTTCGTGATGTAATGCCGCGTCATTATAAAGGTGGTGGTGTAACGGTTTATTTACATTATGCAATGACATCTGCGGAGGCTAACACAGTTGATTGGGATGTAGCATTTGAAAGGATAGGGGATCAACAAGTGGATATTGATGGCGATTCCTTTGCTGCTGTAAACTCAGTTGATAATAATGCAGTTCCGGGAGCATCTGGTAACGTCGATATTGTATCAATTGCGTTTACTGATGGAGCAGATATGGATTCAGTAGCGGCTGGCGAAGGCTTTAGATTGAAAGTTACAAGAGATGCAACTAACGACGATGCTACTGGCGACGCTGAATTATTATTTGTTGAGATTAAGGAAACATAATGGCACGTTTGTTTGTTCGAACCTCACAAGAATACTTACAGGTCGAAAGCCCTGTGGTGACATCCTATCCTATAGGTATGGCTTGTTGGTTTAAGTCCACCAATGTCACAAACAGGCAGTCTTTGATATTTGTGGGAGATAAGGACACAACTAGCTATTATATTGCACTTCAACTTGAGCCTGGATACGTTAGTGTTTTGAGTAAGAACTATGGTGTTGCTGAATTTAGGGCAACAACAACTCTTGCATTTTCAACAGGTGTGTGGCAACATGCAGCCGGTCTCTTTTTAGGTGTTACTGAGAGACATGCTTATCTTAATGCTGGCAGTAAAGGATCGAGTACAGGTGAAGTCGGGGCAATGTCCACCCACGATAGAACATCCATCGGTGCGAGTCGAGACTCATCCGATGGCGATTATGCGGACGCCGAAATAGCAGAGGCAGCTATATGGGACTTAACTGCTTGGGGAGCAAATGATGCTGAAAGAGAGACAAGTTTTGAAAAGGTAATAGCGAGTTTAGCTAAAGGATTTGCTCCGTCATTCTTCCCATTAGGTCTAAAAGCATATTGGCCCTTGATTAGAACACTAAACGACAAAGTTGGGGGCTTTAATTTAACAGCATCCGGCACAGTGATTTCTCCGGGTACGAGGATCATTGTACCGTCGTACATCAATACAGGTAGAACACACCTTCGTCTTGGTACGGCTTCGGGTTCAACTGAGTTTACCGGCACAGCGACCGCTAAAGCATTAAAGACTTTTACAGCATCCGGTTCTATTGAATTTACTGCCAGTGTTGTAGGTAAAGTCTTAAAGACATTCACTGCCGGTGGTTCAATAGAATTTACTGGTACTGTAACAGGTGCAATAGGTCACGACTATATGACCCCTGCCATGCACGCTTCTATAGTAGACCCACAACAGGGCGGAGCGTGGTTGTGGTTTATAGTTGTCAAACTACCCGGATATAATCCTATAAAATATGTCAGAAACACAGAGGATGTAAACTACTGTGGTATTCCGTACACTGCGTATAATTTTCAGAACACTAATCCTAAACAAGGTTCCGAAGGCTCTGTATCTCGAACAACGGTAAAGATAGCTCAGGATGCTGATTATACTCTTGAAGACAAAATCAATGCCTTACACGGCAAAGGTGGCTGGATTAAAATCATAAAAGCTCATGTAGATCACCTTGATGAGTTTATTTTAGAGAATGAAACAGTTAGTTATATATTGTCAATGAAATCCAATACTGACTGGGTGACCTTTACTCTTGGAGATGTCAACCCCAGTAAGCAGGTGTTTCCGATTAGAAGATGTTCAAGCCAAATTTGCCCCTTTCATGTTGTTGGTTTGTTCAAGGGAATTGAATGTGGTTATGCGGGAGCGGATAAAACCTGTACCGGGCTATATTCAGATTGTGACGATAAAGGTAACGCCGTTCGTTGGGGTGGCGAATTGATGTTGGAAAGGAAACTATAATGGCGACCGGTTATGACGTAGGATATGAATATTCTTTAGAATACAGCCGTAACTTAGAGCTTGAAGCCGCAGCCGCCGCTTATAAAAAGGCAAGAGAGGCCAGAGAACTTGCATTAAAAAGTCAACTGGAAACATTCGGCATTGCCGGTGTAACTACAGGTGAGGATAATTTACCACGAGCTAAAGCCTATGGCACTAATTTAGTATCGGGAAACATTGTCGAATGTTGGACAAGTGGAGTAGATACATGGGGACAACATATAGTTGGAGGAGTTGTCTCAAGAATGGAAGTCCTGAATATGATTGTCGATTACGGCGAGGGGCCGGATGGCGGTATAGAAGCGGGACAGGTTTTTCTCGACGGTAAACCTTTTGAAACTTTGAGCAACGAACCAATTCAAGAACGCATCGGGACTATGGATCAAACCTGTATGACTGGGTTTGAGAAAAAGAAGAAAGAAACCAAGTATGACTATCCTTTGTTGGAAGCAGATGGCTGGCATACAATCACAACCCCCCATAGTAATTTTGACGATCTTGAATTTACATTGTTTTTTCCAAATGGTTTGATTAAATATTCGGCAGACGGAGCACCTTGGGAACACAGTTGTCATGTACAGGTGGAGATTTCAGTTAAGGACGCTGATGACTGGACGTCTCTCTTTGATGACGATATTAGTGCCATGACACTTCAAGCATTCTTTCAGTTTTACAGAGTGAGTGACTTGGGATTTAACTGTGTAAACGGTACACAATATGATTTAAGGTATAAGAAAACCACAGCCGACGATGTAGAAGGACAGACTCAAGACTTGGAATTGCGTTCACTCAGAGAAGTTATTGACAAGGCATTTACACGACCCGGTAGGGCCTTGTTGGGTTTGCGGGCGGTTGCTTGTTCTTCATTAACAAGTAACGATATTCAGGTTGTCCGCAAAGGCAGACTCATCCGAACATTCAATGCTGCCGGTGAAGCAACAATTGAATATAGTGACAACAGAGCGTGGGTTGAATATGATATTGAAACACAACCCGTTATTGCTGGAAACGGTGCTGGAACACCTTTTTATGTAGAAAGATTTGAAAGAAAATGTGACGATGAAATGGATTTTGATTTCTATTATGCCTGGAGCTTATTTTGTAATGAAGACATTCCTGATGGTTATGGTGGAACAGAAGCTCGTTGCCCTTGCTGTATTAACGTCAGTGCATTTACAGATGTATCCAAATTAGCATCTGCAATTGCTTTAGTTGGCAGGGCACATCTATATAAAGACGGTAAAATTAGCACCGGATGGATTGACGATGCTGTTGCCACAGCCACCGACTTAGTGACTATGGATACTATAATGGAAAATTCATGGTCGTCTCAATGGATAAAAGACGATGAATTAGACCACACTATTGTAGTAGATTTTAACAATTGCAGAAAAGGAGGCGAACGAGACTCCGCATCTTATACCTTAGAAGACGTGGGTAGTTATCAAAAGACAATGACTCTGGATGGAGTAGGATTACCTACACGCGGGACTGCTATCCACTGGGCTAAATATCTGATGGAAAGAAGCAGACTTGTTCTTAATGAGAATACTTTCAAGGTAGCAAAAACCGGATTCAGATATGGGCCGGGAGACGTGATTAGGCTGCAATGTAAAATAGCCAATTGGGGTAAAGCATTTAGAATCCAAAGTTCAACCTTCGATACCATTACCGTTGATAGAGATGCTGAAGCTGAAGTATCTCCAGGCGATACTATCTACATACGTACCTACGATACAGTTGATGAAGAAGTGGTTACCAAACTATATATTGTAGATACAGTTGTTGGGGCTGTAATTAAAACTACCGATCCCGCAGGCTGGCTACCCACACCCGTAGTCGATAACTTAGTGGCAATCGGAAGCGCCGATGATATTAAACTACGAAGGATAGTCATTGTTCAGCCTACATCAGACAATTATTTCAAAGTTGTTGTCGAGACATACGACGACGACCTTTACGATTCTGACGACTATGTTCCAATGCACCCCGACGAATACTATTCCTATCCGGGAGCCTTGCCGGGCTTAGTATCGGGTTCAACAAAGCCATTAACTCACTGGGAGTTAGCACGAGCAGTAGCTAATCGTGTACCTGTCGAGCCTGACAACGACATTCCCCAAGTAAGTAATTGCACATGGTCTGGTAACGATGTAGACACTATTGAATGGGCAAAAACAGATGCGTCTTTCCCTATTGTTTTCAGATATAAAGGAACATCACATGCCATTGCCGCAGACACTGCTACGGATGATTTTGTTTATTGGGACTCTGCAAACCCCACTGTATTCTCAAAAACATCTGATTTTGCCGTTGTTGTCACTGCTATCCATAACGGCGGGTGGTGCATGGCTTTCAATACAGATGGAGTTCCAAGTAGTGCTGTGCCGATGCCGCTTCTTCATGGTGGATTGATACAAGCTGGAACTATCACAGCAAACTTCGGACAAATAGGTGCATTGGCTGTTGGTAATGCAGAGTTACAAGATTTAGCAGTTGGTAGTAGAAATCTGGTGATTTCAAATTTCCAAAACCTCATATCGAATCCGGGTTTTGAAGCAGGTGATGTTGAATGGAGTAAATCAGCAGATTGTACTATCTCTGACTCATACGGCGGTGGTCGTACTGGTGCTTGGATGGCAAGAGCAACCGGAGTAGGAAGCAGAGTCTTTACCAGTAATAAGTTTTATGTGGTTCCAGGTGAAAAGTATCATTTTTCTGCCTGGATGATATTTTCAGGAGACTTCGCTGCAACAGGAGCTTCCGGTGTTGAAATTTATTGGTACACCGCTGCGGACGTTTACGTC